ACACCATTCGATCAGTCGGGCGGCATTTCGGGCGAAGATGCTTTGTCGCTCACGCAGTCCCATTTTCCTATCCCAGCCACTTCATTCCTAATGCCGCCAATGCCCCGCCAACGGCACCCCCGGCAAACGCCATTGATCGGTTCCACTTTCTCAAACATCGGACCTCGACAATCAGCCGTTGCATCGTGTCATATAAGATCCACTCCCGACGCTCCGGGGTCAGCTCTTTCCAAGTTTCGGCACTTACAATAAACCCGGTATCCATAAGTCACCCCCTCGCCCTTATAAGCCGGGGCGTCAAATACCCACCCCGGCGAGAAGGGGCTTATCGCGTCGCCTGCCAGATCTTGATGTAATCCACGTTCATGGTCCCAAGTCCCGCGCCGTCATGCTTCGTCAGGAAGGCCACAGGCTGAACCAGCGGGCTTGCGATGTCGCTCATGTCCACACCGGCAGCGGGAGTAACATCCACGCCGTCAATGTAGAAACGGACGTTTGAATCGTCCGTGAAGTCGATCCGGTAAACGTGATACGCGCCCGCAACCACCGTTGTGCCGGTCGCGGCCGCCGTCGTTTCGTTCGTCCCATCATCAGCGTTGATCGTGACCGCGCCGCCGCCGTCCCATGAAAAGACACAATGCTCGGCATAGTCATCAGCGGATGAAATCTGCTGATCGTCAACGAGGGCTTCCCCGAGAACCCCGATATGCCCCTCTGCAACGAGCGTCGGGAGAACCGCCAGGTTAACCCGGAACTCAACGATTAGACCCTTGGAAATGTCCCATCCAAGGGCGTTGCCCTGCCAGCCGATACCGGCTTCCTGCTGTGTTTCGTTAGCAGCCAGCGTCAGAACGACATCGGTGAGGCCGCCAGCATCAGCGGTAAGAGCCTGCGTCGCTTCATTGGCATCGTTGTAGAGCCATACATTGTCATCGTAGGCGGCGCCGATAAAGTCATCGAAGAAATATCTCGGCGCAATAGGCAGGACTGTCTCGTGAGTTGATCCATCATAGAAGGCCAGTTGGCCCCCGCGCCATTTTGCTTTTGTCTGTCCCATTTTCAAATCCTCCTTTCACCGGCTCATGGGCTGAGTCGCGGTGCCGTCATCCCCGGAGACGGATTGGTTAGTTGTTAAATCCACATTGGAGTCGGTTTCCCCGGATACCGCTCCTTTATCAGCTTGTCGCGTTCGGAAAAGAATATCTTCCGTGATTCGTCGGCGGTCTTGCCTACGCACTGAGGCATGACGATCTTTTTGAGGTCTGGTCCGTATGAGAACCCACGGACCTTGTTGTCCATCCAAATCTCGAATTGGTTGTTGACCGCCGCCACCCGTTCATTTTCAAGCCTTGCCACCCTCTCTTCGAGGGCCAGCACCATCTCAACCAAGTCGTCCGGTGTTCCCGAAAATTCTTTCTTCTTTGCCATTTTTCAATCCTCCCGAATAAAAGCGGGTTTTAAGAGGACCCGCAAACCTCATAGGTTTAGGTAAGAGCTGTCGCGATGCTGCCGCTCGGATACCTGGGCGTCAGGATCGCCATGACAACCGCCTGCCCCGTTGCGCCGGTCAGGTCGTCGTCGAAGGAAATATTGAGCCACTCCTCCTGGTTGGCGATATCCATTTCCGCCGCCTCGACATAGACAAGCAGGGTGTAGTTGTCATACGTCCCATGAGCTACGGACAGATAGGGAACTGCCGTTGTCGTTTTGGCCCATGTTGCGTAAACATCGGCATTTGCCGAGCCGAGGGCCGCGCCGCCGAAGGCATATCGGAAGGGGATATTCGATGAATAGGCCCCCTCCGTGGCTCCGCTCTGCACCCGGACGTAGTGATTCGCGGTCCCCAGGTCGATGTAATGAACCACGAAAAGGCAGTCATGATAGTTCTTCATGTTGATCCCATCAGACGGGTTAGTGGCCGCTGTGTTTATGTCAATATCCTCAGCCAGCCACACAATTTTTTTCTCCATTGCAATGTTCATTTCTGTTTCCTCCTTGATTCATTGACGGGAGAGGCGAACCCCTCCCGGTTATTCGTTATCGGGCCGCCAGGGTCACAAACGGAGACTGCGTTGCCGTCGTCGCCTGCTCAGGAGTGAACACCTTGCTCCATGCGGGCTGTCCATCACACCGCATCACGAAACGATAATAGGTTTCGTCCGTGATGAAGGCGTAATGAATCGAAGTGGCTTCCTGAACCCCGCCCTTTTCGATCCAGAGGTATTCCCCGAAGTCGGCCAGGATGATGTCGCCCACGTCACCGAGCTTGCTGCAATGGTTGCAGGGGATAACCGGGCGACCGAACAGCGTCCCGTAAGGAGCCGCACTCGCGCCACCAGGCGGCATATAGACCGGAGATCCGCCGACGCCTACACTGATCCCCATCGTGTAGAGCTGCGGTTCGATGCTCTGGTTGATCAACCAGACCGCGTTGGGCCTGCTGTCCGCGAACAAACGGGACCACATGTTCACGATGTTCTCGTAAACGACGGTGTCCGCGAGCTGGCCGGTTTCGGCTGATACCGTCACGAGACACCCGCTGTTGAGGATGCCCAGAGGCTGCCCCGCACCCACGCCACGGATAACTTGTTTTTCGGCCTCTTTGACCAAGGCCAGGTTGGAACCGGTGCGGATGAAGGCTTCCAGCGTCACCTTGTCATTGAGTAGCTCGTCGGTCGTCGGGACCACCACCGCCATTTTCTTCAACTTCAGGACCATTTCCCGGAAGTGCGGGGCGCTGGTTGCCTTGTTTCCAGCTTCTGCCAGCCAGTAGGCGATGATGCCGCCGAACACGCCCGCGCTTTCGGTGTCGTCCGCCGCTGCGGGAATCGTGATCGAGTTGCTGTTGGAGCCGACGGGTAGCCGGGTCAGTCTCGGGAGAATCTGCCCGGTTGAGAACATCCGCCTTTTGATTTCCGAAGCGTAGTCCATCTGGAGCAGGAACCCGCCGTCTGCTGGCTGCCCCTCGCTCATGCCCGCCGGTGCGCGGAGCTTCCTGTCAACGCCCATTGAGGGGTTGGCCGCATTCCGGGCTGCAACAAGCGCATCCCCGAAGGTTGCGAACCTGTCCTCTTTCGGGGGAAGGCCGGGAAAACGCTCCTGAAGCTCATCTTTTGCGGGATCAACATTTGGTCTCACCCCATCGCTCATCGGTCTTGCCAACCGTTCCCTAACCGCCGCCTCCTTTTTTTCGAGCTCCAGCTCCTCCGTATAGACGGAAACATCTGTCATAAACTCACCGAAACGCTTCCTTTCCTCCTCATTGAGATGCCGGTTTTCGTCTTGCGCCTTGTTCTTCATAGCCTCGCATTCGGCCATCCGGCTCTGAATGAGCTTCGTCAATTCTATTGTCCTGTCTAAAGATGCCATTGTGATATTCCTCCTTTATTTCCATTGCTCTCTGAGTTTGTTGAATTGCGCCTCGACCTGTGCAAACTTGTCGAGTTCCTCAATTTCCCTTTTTTGTTCCGAAGCCGGATCGGGCACGACCATCCCGTCAATAATGAATCGATCCGCGCTCCTCATCCCGATTGATGTCGTTTCATAGACCGCATAAGGCACCAGAGATATCTCATGCAGCGTGGCCTGTGTGACGTTCCGCACAAACTTGCCATTCTCCCGCGTCAGATACGGCTTGACATCCTCGGTAAACCCGAAACTCATGTTGCTGTAATCCCCCCGTTTGATCGAGGGCAGCAGGTCTTTGGCCCATCCTGATTCCGGCGGCACATTGGAAAAATACACTCCTTCAGGCCCTTCATGCAGTTCCAATGTCCCCCTTGATGTTCGGCCAAAGATATATTTAAGCTCGTGATTCCAGAGCATCATCACGTCGCGCCCGCTTTCAAGCGACTTCGTAAATGCGCCCGGATGGATTTTTTCTTTCATTTCCGGCATCCCCTGGATCGGATTGTTTGAAATCCGGTTATAGGGGATCGCCAACCCCCGGAGCCGGACCTCATTCCGATCCTCCTTGGAGAAGCCGATCACGGTATCAAACGAGCGTTTTTCAATGCCATTCCGCTTTTGATGATCGCTCACCCATTTTTCAGCATCGGAAAGCGACCATCGTTCGGCGTCGAACTCATAGGCCCGGATGTGGATCGTTTCGTCACCCTTCAATTTTCCGGTTGCGGCCCGGATGCCCTGATCTACGTTGACATCCATCGTTGCGAATGACTCTTTCAGAAAATCCCCATCCTGCACCGGAATTTCGTGATATTTTTTTTCAGCCATCGGTCGTTCTCCTCATGCTTTGCCCTGCAAGGCGATCAATTTTGTGTCCCTCGAGGGCGGCTCGGGATTTTCCCCGATCTCCTGCATATTCATCGGCGTCAGATATTCGTCCCCGCCTTCGATCAGTTCCATGTTTTCAAGCTCACGGATGTCGTTTATGGACAGCCAGCCCCATTGACGACCGGCCATGTAATAGGCCGTCCTCGCTGCCGTATCCCCCCGGAGGAGTCCTTCAAGCCGGTGCTCTGCGAAAACATCATCCTCGAAGATCAGCTTGCACTTGATCGCCTGTTCGATCCGGACGCACCAGGGGCGGAATGTGTAAATGACGGATTCAAGGGACTGCTGTTCGATGTTGTTGTTTGTGGAGCGTTCAAGGTCGAAAATCATGTGGGGTGCGATATTGAACCAGCGGCAAACCTCCGTGACGGTGAATTTCCTCTGTTCCAGAAATTGAGCATCCGCCGCATTGACGGAAATGGGGTTAAATTTCATACCCTGGGCGATAATCCCGACCATCTGCGACTTTGACACCCCGCCATAATTTGCATACCAATCCTTTTTGATCGCCCTTCTCGACTCGTCGTTGATGACACCAGGAACTTCGATGAACCCGGCAGGCGTGGCGTTGTTGGAGAAGAACCGCCCGGCATACTCTTCATAGGCAAGGCCCGTTGCGATCCCCTCCCGCGCCAGCGTGATGACCGAGTAACCCGACAGGCCGTTGAAGCCCAATCCGGCGATGTGGAGGATCTCCCAGGCCGGGAAATTCACCTTTTCGCCGTTGTCCGTCATGCGGTATTGATAGACGAGAGGCCCGTTTTCCGTCAGGCGTGTGACTTCTATGCGTGAAGGGTCGAGGGGCCAGAGGGCAATCGGCCTGCCGAGCAAGTCCTGTTGGATATGGCAATAGCAGTTGCCCCAGAGCAGGATATGCGCCATGAGCGCTTCCCACATCTGGATTCGGGTCTGTTCCGGGTTCGGTTTGAGGTGTAAAATCGGATAAAGCGGGTGTTTTTTGTCCTTTTTCTTGCCTTTTTCGCCTTCCCGATAGACAAAAAGCGGCAAAGACGCTATTGTTTCGCTGATTTTTCGGACTGCGGCAAAGACGGGGGAGAATCTGAGACAGGAGCTTTCGTCGACCGATACGCCGGAGGCTGTGGGCGATTCGATGCGATTATACCAGTAGTCATC